GGTTATTGAATGTCGAATATTACAAACGCTTGCCGCCGCCAACGGTTTGCGACTGTTGTTGTTCGTCTAATGTTGAACTTACGACGAACGACCGAATTTACGGGCGCATTTATGGGGATTGGCCAAAAGTTTATTTTTGCAACGATTGTAAAGCCGCCGTCGGTTGTCACCCCGGAGCCGAAATACCACTTGGCCGAATGGCCGACCGAAGAATTCGCCAACTTAGGGCGAATGCACATAAAGCGTTTGACAAGCTTTGGCAATCCGGCGCAATGCGTCGAACTGAAGCTTACGCTTGGCTTGCAAGACGTTTGCAAATTCCTGTTGAAGAATGCCATATTTCTTGGTTAACTGAAGAACAGCTTAACGAAACAATAAGCACGTCTTCAACGTACTTCGAACACAACAGCGAAGCACTTATTCGCCGGAAGGTTAAGAAAGATGAAAAAAGACACAAACGCGAAAAAAGCGAACGCCAAAAAGTCGCAAACATTATCAAGCGACGGAAAGCAAAACGTAAACCTTGAATCGCCCGGCGTTAGCAAAGCCCTTGCCTTGCGTATAAAAGAAGACATTGACGAATATTGCGTTCGAACCTATGACGGCGGGCACCGCTGGCACCTTGGCGGAAGCCTTATCGGCGAAGAATGCAAACGCAAACTTTGGTATATTTTCCGTTGGGTATTACACGAAGAAACCGACGGTCGTAAACAACGTCTTTTTAATCGCGGCCACCGCGAAGAAGACCGCTTTATTGAATGGCTTGAAGGTATCGGCTTTAAAGTGTGGGCCGACGATTTGACCAATAACACGCTTTGGCACCACCCGGAAAGCGATTCTTACTTGTTGCTTCCGAACACTGAAGAACCCGGCGACCCGCTTTGCGTGCCAATTAACGATTCGCACCCATACCGCAAACAGCATATCGCCCGCGCTAAGGCCGACGGCTTGGAATTCCCACAATATCGCATTTCCGCCGTTCATGGCCATTTTGGCGGGTCGCTTGACGGTATCGCCCGGCTTCCTGAACGGTACGGAATCGACGAACCCGTTTTGTTGGAATTCAAGACCAACGGAACAGGCAAGGGCTTTACCGACCTTTGCACCCAAGGAATGCCCGTGGCAAAGCCGTTGCATTTCGCGCAAACGTCAACGTATGGCAACGAATACAAGTTTCGTTATGTCGTATATTTAAACATTTGTAAAAACGACGACGACTTGCACATTGAAGTTACAAAGCTTGACCATAACTTAGGCGAACAAATGAAGCTTAAAGCCGAACAAATTATTACTTCGGATAAAGCGCCGCCTAAGCTATCGGAAAACCCAACGTTCTTCAAATGCAAGTTTTGCCACTTTTCGAACATTTGCCACAAAGGCGCGGTTCCCGAACGCAATTGCCGAAGTTGCACAAATGCCCGCCCGGCTGAAGGTGGCGAATGGTTTTGCCAAGTTCACAACGGCATAATTCCGCGCGATTTCGTGCCCCAAGCTTGCGACAGTTACAAGGCCGTTACCCAAAATGTTTAAAAATCGTTGGTATCAAGACGAAGCCGAATATTCGATTTTCGACTATTTTCAAAGCGGCAACACGGGCAACCCTGTTGTCGCCACGCCTACCGGAACCGGCAAAGGCGTTATTATTGCGAACTTCGTTAAGCGTGTCTTCGGATATTGGCCGAATCAGCGAATTATGATGTTAACGCACGTCAAAGAACTTATTGAACAAAACGCCGAAAAGCTTATGTCGGTTTGGCCAACCGCACCGCTTGGTATTTATTCCGCCGGGCTTAATTCCCGCGATATGATTCTTCCGATTGTCTTTGGTGGCGTGCAATCTGTATCGAAGGCAATTCAAAAAAGTCTTGAACGCGACGACGGAACCCCGGCGCATTTAAAACATTTCGGTTGGCGCGATTTGGTCATTATTGACGAATGTCATTTGTTAGGCCCGAACGAAGATACAATGTATCAATACGTTATTTCCGAACTTTTGAAAATAAACCCTTATTTAAAAGTTATCGGATTAACGGCCACGCCTTACCGATTAAAGCAAGGAATGATTACCGACGAAGGCGGTTTGTTTACCGACATTTGTTACGATATAACAGGCGTCGAAGCGTTTAACCGTTTAATTGCTGAAGGTTATTTGTCGCCACTTATACCGAAGCGAACTAAAGTTGAAATTGATACTTCGGGCGTTCGTATGTCGGCGGGCGATTTCAACGGCAAACAACTTAACGACGCCGCCGACGAAATAACATACGAAGCCGTTAAAGAAATCGTCGAACAAGGTTACAACCGCAAAAGCTGGTTAATATTTGCGTCGGGTGTTGACAATAGCGAACACGTCGCTTCAATGCTTCAAAGCTTCGGAATTTCCGCCGCCGCTTCGCATTCAAAAATTAAGTCGAAAGAAAACGACGCGCGAATTAAAGCTTTCAAAGCTGGCGAACTTCAAGCCCTTGTCAATAACAACAAGTTAACAACCGGATTCGACCACCCGCCAATTGATTTAATCGGAATGCTTCGGCCTACAATGTCGCCGGGCTTGTGGGTTCAAATGCTTGGTCGCGGAACCCGGCCTTCGCCCGATACAGGGAAAGAAAATTGTCTTGTGCTTGACTTCGCCGGTAATACGCGACGCCTTGGGCCTATCAACGACCCGGTAAAACCGCGCAAGCCCGGTCAAGGTGGCGGCGACGCCCCGGTTAGAATTTGCGAAGTTTGCGGCGTTTACAACCACGCTTCGGCGCGAACTTGTGTAAGTTGCGGAAACGAATTCAGCTTTGAAACGAAGATATTTGCAGCGGCTGGAACTGAAGAACTTCTTCGAAGCGACGCGCCTATTGTTGAATATTTCAACGTTCAAAAGGCGATTTATAATTTGCACGAAAAGCGAAACGAACAGGGCGTTTTAACGTCGCCGCCTTCAATTAAAGTGTCGTATTTTTGCGGCTTTCAAATGTTCGTTGAATGGGTATGCCTTGAACACAACGGCTTACCCGGCAAGCGTGCGCGGGATTGGTGGCGACAAAGGCATTACGAAGAACCGCCGCCGACAACTTACGAAGCTTTAAAACGTGTTTCCGAATTGCGGGTTCCGACACGAATTCGCGTTTGGGTTAACAAGAAATACCCCGAAGTTTTATCGGCTGAATGGTGATATTATGAGCGAAGATAAAACGAAACACCGCGCACGGCGCAAGAAGACCGAAACGTTGCAACCGGCAAAAACATTGCTTGAAGCTTTAAAGTTTATCAAGCCTGTTCAAAAACGCGCCGGAACTGTTCAGCAACAGCATTGTAAAATTTCGGGCAACTGGATTGCAGCAAGTGACGAAGTTATGACAATCGCAACGAAGGTCGAAGAAGATTTGACAGCGTGCCCACAATCAACGCAATTCGAAAAAGCCTTGAAGAAGACCGGCGAAGACCTGTCAATTGTTCAGCTTTCGCAAACGGCCCTTTCGGTCGCTTCCGGGGCGTTCAAGGCGGTTGTTCCTTGCGTGCCGCCGGATAACTTAACCATAACACCGCCCGACGAAGCTTGCGCGGTAATCGACGACCGGGTTAAAGAAGCCTTCGCCATGCTGGCCCCGCTGGCTACTGAAGGCGCGCCAAACGCCGCCTATGCGTCGGTACTGTTGCAAGCCGGAAGCGCCGTGGCGACCAATGGGCACGTCTTGGTTGAATGCTGGCACGGTATCGACCTTCCGCCCGGCCTGTTGGTGCCTAAGTGCGCTGTCGCGGCCATAGCGAAGGCAAACAAACCCCTTGCCCGGTTCGGCTATTCTGGCCCTTCGGCGACCTTTTGGTTCGACGACGACAGCTTTATTAAAACCTATCTTTACGGCGAACGATTCCCGAATTATGCGCCGCTGTTCGATTGCGAAGGCTTGAACCCTTGGCCAGTTCCCGAAGAATTCTTTAAGGCCGTCAAAGCGATTCAGGCGTTCACGCGTAACGGCGTTGTTTACTTCGAAAACGGAAAGCTTGCTTCGAATGAACTTGAAAACGAAGCGTCAACGTATATAATTGAAGGGTTGCCCGAAGGTATGGGTTTTAATTCGAACTATTTAATAATGGTTGAAAAGGCTTTTCAAAAAGTACATTTCGAAGAATCGCAAAATAAAGCGTTCTTCTTTGGCGAAAATGTGCGGGGCGTTTTAATGGGCGTCGAACGTCAAGGTAACTTCGAAGCGCCAACAAGCGGCGAAGATTACGAAGACGACATTCCGTTTTGAAGGTGCGAATATGTTGAACGAAGACGGCTTTCTTGTTGCCAAAAATAATCGAAAACTCGACAAACTTTCGCAAGCCGTAAGGCTGGCGCTTTTTCCTATTGAATTTATGACCGACGAAGAACTTATGTCGGTTCCAGCCGGAAGCGTGTTCGTTTTCGACGTTGAATGTTATCGAAACTTTTTTTACGTTGCTTTTAAATGTTTGGCCAACGGCAAGTTCGTTGCATTTGAGCAATCGCCCGACGAAGCTTTTAACCCGAATAAACTTCTTTGGATGCTTTGGCGCTTTTGTATTGTGGGCTTCAATTCCCAAAACTATGACGTGCCAATGATAAGCCTTGCAATAAAGGGCGCGACGTGCGAAGAATTAAAAGAAGCTTCCGACTTTATCATTAAAGGCAATAACACGCCTTGGAACTTCGAAAAAGAATACGGGCTTCAAATTCAAAAATACAATCATATTGATTTAATCGAAGTCGCACCTTTAGACGGTTCTTTGAAGCTTTATGCCGGGCGGTTGCATTGTAAAACAATGCAAGATTTACCGTTTCAAGAAGACCATATTCTTTCGGCTGAAGACGCTAAAGTTGTTCGGCCTTATTGCTGCAACGATTTGGCGAATACCGAATTATTGTTTAATGAACTTGCCCCGGAATTGAAGCTTCGAACCGAAATGTCGGAAGAATACGGCGTTGACTTGCGTTCGAAATCCGACGCACAAGTTGCCGAAGCTGTTATTAACAGCGAATTGCAAAAAGTGCTAGGCTATTACCCAAGAAAACCGCGCATTGAAGAAGGCATTGTTCTTCAGTACAACACGCCGGATTTTATCAAGTTTAAAAGCCCACACTTAAACGACGCCCTTTCGCGTATTTCTTCCGCCCGCTTCCGTCTTGACGGCTTGGGTTCGCCAATATGGCCCGAAGGCTTGGGCGAACAGGTGAAGACCAAAAGCGGCTATAAATGGGAACTTAAAACGCAAGTCGGAAACAGCGTTTATAAAATGGGTATGGGCGGGCTTCATTCCAAAGAAAGCAATATTGCACATATAGCGACCGGCGACATAATCATTGCCGACAACGACGTTGCTTCGTTTTATCCGCGAATTATATTGAATCAAAAGCTTTGCCCGCCGCACCTTGGCGAAGCGTTCCTTGAAGTTTATAACAAGATTGTTGATACGCGCATTCACGCTAAAGCAATGGCCGCTAAGTGCAAGAAAGAAGGCGACCGCGCCGGGGCGAAGCGTTGGAAGACAATTGCCGACAGTTTGAAAATTACCATTAACGGAAGCTTCGGCAAGCTTGGAAACAAATATTCAACGCTATACGCGCCGCAACTGTTGCTTCAAGTTACCATTACCGGCCAACTTGTGCTTCTTATGTTAATTGAAATGCTTGAAGAAGCGGGTATTGAATGTATTTCCGGCAATACCGACGGCGTTGTTTCGAAGTATCATAAAGACCGGCATAACGACGTTCGCGCTATTATTAAGCATTGGGAACAGATAACAAACTTCGAAACCGAAGAAACCCGTTACAGTGCTGTTTATAGCCGCGACGTTAATTCGTATGTTGCCATTAAAGAAGAAGGCGGCGACGACGAAGCGCGCTTTCTTGACGAACGCTTAGGTTGCAAAACCAAGGGCGCATTTTGCGAACGCGGTTCCGCACTTAATAGCATTCTTTCAAAGAACCCCGAAACGCTTATTTGTTCCGACGCTGTTATTGCGTACTTGAAGAACAAAACCCCAATCGACAAAACAATTAAATCTTGCAAAGACATTCGCCGCTTTGTAACTGTTCGCAACGTAAAAGGCGGCGGCGAAAAGAACGGGGTTTATTTAGGCAAGGTTGTTCGGTTCTATTATCCGAAGAATGAAGCCGGTTGCATTTCGTATGTTCTAAGCGGCAACAAAGTTGCAAAGACCGACGGCGCGCGGCCTTTAATGGATTTGCCCGACGAATTGCCGGGCGACATTGATTATAATTGGTATATAAACAAAGCAACCGAAATGTTATACGATTGCGCCGGGCTTCAAATACCAAAGACACAATCGCTTTTCTTTTAGGTCAATTCACAAGTCAACGTGTCGGTTACTGTCGAATATTTGCTATTGGAAATAATTTGCGAATCAATTATTACTTCAAGCGTTCCAGTTAAGCCCGTAACGTCAATGTTAACCGTTGAACTTGTGGTTGTTACCGTAGTATAACCGCCAGCACCAACGCGCCAACGAACGCGGGTTTGCGTGTCGCTTTCCCGTGTATTGGTCGAATCATTATAAACCCGAACGCTTGTGTCGGCCCGGCTACGGTTACGCCATGCAACCACGCAAGTCGTCGCCCCAATTTGCGTCGGCGGCGTTCTGGAACCAAACAGGGTCAAATAAGCGGGCGGTAATGGCAACCCGCCCCGGTTGGTTGGTGCCCCGCTGAAAGTCGGCGCTGAAGTCGATTCAAGTTGCCCGTTCGGCGTGTTGTCCAACAGCTTGAAATAGCGCGTTGTACTTGTGGGCAACAGTTCAGGAAGAAGCCCGTCGGTTCCGCCTATAAACCAAACCCGGTCGTTCGTGGCGTGCGTAGCCGGGGCGGTATCAAGAACGGCCCGGTAAACGTCGGGAAAGGTAACAGTACCGTCTAAGTTATCGACAAAGCCCACATAAACGAACAATTCGTTGTTGATAAGCAAGAACGCCGAACCGTCGCGCGCTTCGTTAAGCGTCGAATGCTGTTGCAAGTTTTCAATGCTGTTCGCTGAAACACTGCCAACGGTAAAACCTGTCGTGTCGTGCCTGTCGGTCGAAGCTGTTGAAATATCGTAAGGCGCAAGCAATACCCCGCCGCCGTTGTAAGTTGCATCTTCAAACGCAAGAATCGGGTCGGTTGCGAAGTTGTCGCTTGAAGTCACCGCGTCGTAAGAAATAGACGAAGCACCCGGCGCAACGGCTGCAATATACAGCCGCCCGTTACTGTCGAACGTTGAAAGCGTTTCGCTTGAATCGTCGGAACTTATGAACAAAGGCGGCGTAAACAACTTGTAAAGAACAACCGGGTTCGGGTTGATACTAATTGGCGTCCATCCTGAACCTTCAGGGTTTGCAAACGTCGGCGTTGCTGTCGCGAAGCGGTCTTGAACACAAGAAATTTTAATTTCGTTGTTGTCCAATTCGCCGAAGTCAATTTTGGTAATACGCATAACCATGTTCGTAATTCCAAAAGGCGACCAATTCATTTTAAAGACTGAACCGGGGCGGAAACTTTGGGCCTTACGATTAACAACAATATCGCATTTATAAAGCGGAACACTTACAAGCGAAAGTTGACGCGCCGCCAGTATTGCGGCAACGTCGGGTTCGGTACAACCGGGCGCGCTGAATTCAGTTGATTTAACGCGGTTTTGAAAATTGATATTCGCGAAGTCTTGTTGAATTGCAACGCTTTGGTCGTAAGAATTATTTCGGTTTTTAAATGTAACCCTGCATTGATTAAACGTATTTTCCCAAGTGGTTTTTTGAAAATTCTTCATTGTCTTAATTGAAGATTCGTCAAGAACCGGAAGGGTGCCAACGTCGTAATCTTCGCGAATAAGTTTCGCAATAATTTGGCCGGTTGCCGGGTCTTGATACAAAAGACCGTCGGCAATTCTCATAATTTCTTCAAGAAGGTCTTTCCCGGTAATTGCCTGTTGAACAAGCAACGACATTCCGACGCCTTCGTTGTAAAGTGTTTGCGCGCAACTTACAAAGCTTGTAAGTTCTAAGTCTGAAGGTAAGTTTCCGAAGCGACCCCATTTTTGCGTAATGGCGTCGTAAGCGATTTCCATTGGGTTAACGTCAAGCCCGTTCGGCATTATTGAATAAGTCGCGTCAAGGCCCGAAGTAATGCGCGAAATTTCAAAGCTAAACGCTTCGGGTGTTGTTTGCGTTCCAATATAAAACGATTTAAACAAAGCCCTTGCAATGCCGTTATAAGCTGGAACATTCGGCCCGATTTTATCAATCAAATAAGAATCTTGCGCCGGGTCAAAACGACCGTCGTAAAACTGAAGCGTGCCTTGAAGACCGCCGCGTTCTTCTTCGCCGCCAAATAAATTCGGTTGGTCGATATAAATTGAACCTTGCGAAGACAAAAGACCCGACCAAACAAGTTTAGTACCGGCGTGCAACTTCCGAAGTTGCACGCCGGGGCCAAGCGCAAGAACGCAATCAATGCCAAGGTAATTTTTGTAACCGACCGTTACCTTCTTCGAACTGAACAACCCGGTCTTGACCTTCTTCTTGATAGGAACGGCCCTGTAATCGCCATACCATGCCGTTATAGGCGATTGCTGGCGCACGGTGCCCCAAACCAAGGGCAACGGGTCGCCGTGGTTAGAACGCGGAAATTTGAAGTCGCCAAGCTTGGCCGCGCGGGCGGTTTCGACATTGGGCTTCGGGGCCAGTGCCGCGACAAGAAGAAGCGCGACGATAAAGACAAAGACAACCCACATATTAAACCCCGCTTTGAAATACGTTATTCGATTCGCCGGGCACAAACGGGCACCCGCCGAAATTCGCTTGATTGCTGAACTTAGGGCAACCGTTCGCCCCTTCGTATGAATGGTCGCAACCCGCCGTTACTTGAATCGAAGTACCGACGGCCATTTTCGCGAATTCGTAATTAACCGTTAATTGTGTTCCGCTTTGCGCGACAATCATTCGCCTTTCATTTCGTGCTGTAACGGCAACTTCGCCGCCTTGAAACAAACCGTCGGGAAAACCACCAAGCGACGGAATTGTTATGGTCTTCAAATCGACAATTGTTGCAACTGTTGTGTCAAGTGAATTCGCCGCCCGGCTTACTTTGCAAAGCGAATCGAAAAGCACGTTGTTACACGGCGGTTGAATGTAAACGTTCGGAATGTTACCCGTTAGCATTGTTCCGAATTTGCTTGGCGTTCGAATGGTTGCAAATTCATTCGTTACCGATATTGAAACAATCGGCCCTTTCCAATATGCGACCCAATTTACGGCGTCGCGCTGCAAACGATAAACGGTAAGGTTCAACGCTGGCGGCGTAGTTTGAAACGCGTAATCTTTAATAAGTTGTTCGGAAATAGGAACGTTAATTGTAATGTCAACGCTGTCGTCTTCGTGCGTTCCAACCTTTAAAGAACTTCGCGTTAAGCCCGGAACAGGGTTGTAAACTGAACCTTGAAACGTTACAAGGTTAACGTCGGAAGTCATGTAATAGTTTTTATACGATCCCAAGAATTCGTATAATTCAACGGGCGCGCTTTCGGTTTGGCTTTCTTCTTTGTCGTCGTAATCCGTCATAGTTCCGCCGTTCTAATCGCAATAGTTAAATGACTTTCAAGCCCGAAGTGCAACCAATCCACTTTATCAGCGTCAAGGCGACACGGCAACAAATACGAAATTCGTTTTACGTCTTGCCAACCCGCGCCGGTCGGCACCGCGTCGGCCAAAAGAATAATTGTATCGTCGCCGCTAACCGAAGCCCCGGTTACTTGCGTTCTATGAATTCCTGAAGCTGTTTCAACTTCAATATAAGTGTGTGTCGGAATCGGAAACACCTTTTCGGCGTATTCCTTGCCCTTTACCGTATAAGTTGTCGTCGCGTCGGAAGGCGCAACAGTAAGCACTAAATCGGGCCTAAATGTGGGCACCCAAAACCGACGGGCTTTGCCGCGCGCATAAGCGAAAAACGCTTTCCAATAGTCCATATCTTCGGGCGATTTAATACGGTCAACTTTGAATTTACGCGGGCCACCAACGCGCGAATAATCCCAACGCGTTATAATGTCAAGAAGCCCGCTTTTATTATCAAGGTCTTGTTGACCTGTCGAAACACGGTCGGAAACTAAATCGTCGGCAAGCGGGCGTTTGTCCAATACCGGGTAAGTTGCGAACGTTGTTAACGAAGCAATCGAACCGGGCCTTTCCATTTGTGTTCGTTGGCGAATAAACCTTGAAGTAAGTTGCACTTCGGCCACGTCGTCAACTGTATAACGATTTAAGCTTTGCTTATCCAATAACAAAGCGGGCGACCCCGGAACAATAATCGAACCGGCGGGCACGTCAAAAGTTAAAGGCGAAGTTACCGTTGCGCTTCCGCTTCCAACTGTATCAATTTGAACAAGCACCGAATTTAAAGGCGTTTGAATCAAAATATATTCACCGTCGCGAATATCTGTTTTTGTTTCGTCGAAATAAAGCGTTAATTCGTTTGTCAAACTTTCAGCCGACGCCCTTATTGCGTATTGATATTCGGGAAGCCACAACCGACCATTTGCGGCAATAACCGTCGAATAAAAAACGTTAAGGTCGTCAAGATTATCAAATATAACTTTAATTCGGAATTCAATTCGCGGCACTTCACCGCGAACCGCAATACGTTGTTCGGTTCCGTCGGTTGCAACAATATTGTCGGTCAACCATTCCCAAGATTCAGCAACCGGAACTTCGGGCGCAATGTCGAATTTAATTGCACGCGTTCCGATAATATGAATCGGAAGCAGGTCTTCAACGTTTGAAAAATCAAATTGAATTTCAATGTCAATTTTTGGCGGGCCTGAAACGCCAATTGTTACGTCGTATGTCAACACTTCCAAAGGTTGCATTGCATAAGGCGCGGCTTGGCCGTCAACAGTAACGCCAACCGGGTTCGAAATAAGAATGTCGGAAAGGTTAGCGGGCGTATAAGGCCAAGCGTTCCAAACTGTAAATTGCCGTGTTTGTGACGAAGCGACCGTTTGAAGGTCAAGTTTAATCGGGTCAACGTGAACGCGAAAATAAAAGTCTTGAAAGAACGAATTTTGAACTTCGGCGGGGCCGGGGTTCCAACTTGCCCGCGCTGCAATTCGATAAGTGTCATAAATTCCAGCGTAACCAACGTCGCCACTTTCTGAAAATTCGTAAGCTTGCGGGTCGTAAACGTCTTCGGTAAACGAATCAACTTCCGAAGAAATATTATTGTTTACTTCGCCATATACGAAACCACTATAAACCGCGCCAAATCTTCCGGCCATGAATTAAACCCCGGTATAACGAACAGCAAAGCCAAAAGTTCCGCTATGTTCGGCACCTGTTACCCAAGGAACGCCGTCGCGGGTTGTTGAGTCTTTACGATACCACGGATAAACAACCCATTGTTCGGCCCCATAAGTAACAATATCACCCGGAACAATGTTGTCGATACGACAAAGCCTTGCATTTTCCAAACGAACACCAAGGGTTCGCCCGTTGCTATTTCGGGTTACACTTGGCCCAATCGGAAGAAGAACCGTCGATTGCGTGGCAAGGGTTGGCAAGCCGCTTAATATCCCGGCGACGTGAACCGAAGCCGGGTACATGCCAGTTCCAACAGTTTGAACCGCCAACGTTCGCCAACCAACAGTTGAATCAAGCCCACAATGTAAAAAGCTTGTGTGATACGTTCCGCCGAAGCTTGAAAACAAACCAAAGCCGGGGCCGTTAAATGCTTGCGTTCCAATTTGCGAAAGGTTGGCGGTTATGTACATTTTGGAAACTGTCGCGGTTGCATCATTCAAACGCGAGTCAAACATTCCGGTAAACCATGCGCCGGTTCCACCAATACCCGGCATTGCGGATATTCCGAACGACATTTGTTGGTAAAAATCCGAATTGTAATTTATTACAATGTAAACTTCGGCGGGGTTTTCGAACAAGTGAATTTCGTAATTTATAGGAAACGACATTGTGCTTGCAATGTTTGCAAACTTTACGCCGTAAGTATAAGCGCCAGTAAGCGACGAACCGCTTTGACCTGTTCCACCGTCAAGACGAAGGTTAGTTGTGTCGTTGGTTAGTTTAAAGTATGCCGTCGCGCCGTAGCTTAAAACACCACTTGTTAACGACCAACCGTTTGACGTGCAAGCGGTTTCAATAGCCGATTTTAAATCCGCAAAGCTTGCGGCTGAACCCGATACATAAGCCATAATATTAACTCATTTCTAAGCCGACGAAATCGCGCCAAGTTGTGCGATAAACGTTTTGGCACATTACAAAGGCGCGGCCACTTGCCGCAATAATAGCGTCAACAGCTTGAAGCACTGTCATTCCTGTTTGGTCAACTGGCGTGCCGCCGACCTGAACAACGTTTTCAACACCGTTGTTAAAACCCGATATAAAAAACACGCCGTCAAGTTCGCCGTAAATATTTATAGGCGTTGTGTTCACGCTCAATTCCATCATAACAATAGGTTCAACTTGATAATAAGCGTCGGCCCCGGCGTCGGCTGGAACCATGCAATTAGACGTTTGCGGCCCGGCAAGTGCATTCGCTGTGACGTTTCGATTCATAAAAGGGTGACAAGTAACTTCAACCCAATTGCCGCCTTGTTCGCGAATCCAAAGGTTTGTATCGGCGTCGTAATAGTTGCCGGGGTACGGGAATTCTTGCGTCGTGTTCGAATAGCGTTGCGTGCTTTCACCGTCAAACATTGCGGCGCAAATAAGCGGCGAAGGATATTCGCCCGGCTTCGCATACGGAAAGAACTTGCCGCAATAAAAGTGTTCATAAACCGGCGTTCCGACTTTCAAACAACCAACGATTCTTTGCGCGTTTGCCGTTACGAAATATGTAACGCTGTTATTGTGGGAAGGGCAAGTTGTTATTTTAATTCCCGGTTGTGTTTCGAAACTGTTTCCGCTTATGTATCCGATAAACGTTGCGCATTTCAAATTATACCAATCGCCGGGTATATCCTGAAAAGTTTTGAAGCCAATAAAAATTTCTTCAGTACCCGACAGGCCCAAGCTTTTTCCTATCCATTCGCGTTCGGTTCCGGTATTAACGTAACGTTGCGTTGTCCAACCGTTCGCCGTTGCAAGCGTAACAATTACGTCAAGCATACCGTGGTTCGCGTTTCCGCCACCGCCGCCGCTTGTTACTGTGCCAATTGCGTAACCCATTATTTAACCCCTATGACTTTTGCAACCGTTCCGGCGTTTTCTTCGATTGCTTCGATAATAAACGACTTGCCTTCGCTGGATTTAAGCGCCGCAAGTGCCGCGTCTTTATTTTGCACGACCGCCGCGTTAATTGGAACATTTACGACCGGGGCCGGTGCTGGTGCGGCGGCTGGTGCGCTTCGACCTTCGCCCGCTTGGCTTCCGTTACGCTGAACCCGTGCCACGCCAGTGCGAAGGGCTTCAAGGTTGTTCGTTCCAATGCGCGACGTTGTGGCCGCGTCCATTACGAATTCTTGGCCATGCACAACGCCCGCGATTTCACGACGGCCACCGCCGCCGGTAAAGCCGCCCCGTTCGAAGCCACCTTTGGCCGCTGCAATGGCTGCAAGCACCGCCGCAAGACCAATCGCCGCCGCACCACCGAACGAACCAATCGACGCGGTTGTTGCTGCTGGCGTCCAAGCGGTTGTTGTTGTTGTTGCCGCCGTAGTGCTTGCCGCCGTGGTGGTCGCTAAGGCTGTTGTTTGGGCCGCTGTCGCCGCCGTAGTGGTGGCAATGGTGGTCGCCCCTTGAAGTTTCGTGGCGGCTGTTGTGGCCGCAATAGCACCTTGTTTCAACCCTTCAGTGATAACCCATTGAATGCCCATTTTGATAATGGAAGAAATCAATTCGGCAAGGGCACCGCGCGCGACGTTCCTTAAAGTTTCGTCAAGGTCTTCGCCATAAACAATCGCTTGTCCTAAGCTATTTGCGAAGCCGTCGGTTAATTGGGTAAACAAGTTGCCGAACGCTTCAGACATTGCCGGGATTGTGCCTTGATAGCCTTCAACAACCCGCGCCAAACCACCAAGGAACGAATCGGCCCAAGTTCCGTCGCCCATTGTTGCACGAAGCTTCGACGCTTCAACATTAAGCATAACCAGCCGTTGCGCGTAATTGTCGGCGCTGATAATACCCGCCGCATAAGCACTGTTTGCGGCTGTTATACCGTCGCTAATTCGCTGGAACTGGCCAAACGTCGATTCGTAAATATTGTTAAGTTCTTCTTGAATTCCTTTTTCACGCTGCAAAGTTTGAAGCTTGTTCATAATTGCCGAAGCTTCGTCTTTGGTTAACGTAATTTTTTTGTTCAACAATTCGTTGTTAATTTGTTCAAACTGAATTTGAAGTTCACGTTGCGGGCCAAGTAAGCCAAGAAGCTTCAATTCTGAATCAAGTTCGCGATTAACCTTCGCCAAAGCGTCGGCCCGTTTTTGTGCCGCTTTAAGTTGGTCGCTTGTTTGCCGGGCGGCTGGTGCGTTGCCTTCGCCGCGCAATGGTGCGCCCGCGCCTTCGCCGCGCAATGGTGCGTTGCCTTCGCCGCGCAATGGTGCGTCCGCGCCTTGTTCGTTCGCGATTCTTTCGTTGGCAATTTTGCGCGCGCGTTCAGAAACAGCCGAAACAGCGTCGCCGACAAAATCAGTATTGAACGCCTTTGAAAATTGGTCACTAAACACGTTGCCAAGTTCAGTCGCCGCGCCCGACAATTCGCCTTTAAAACGCGAAAGGTCAACGCTAAAGTCGGTATTGAAAATCGGATTCGCGCCCAAGAATTCGGCGGCGTTGTTGGCCAATTCAAGAAGCGATTTAAGCTTGTTCAATACGCCGTTTATTCCGGTTTCAACCGCGCCGATAACGAAGTTCATTGCGCCAACAACAATGTCTTTCAAAGCCGCCGGGAATAATTGCCAACCTTGAACGATTGAATTGAAAGCACCGACCCAAAGCGCAATATAACCGTTTACGATTGTCTTTCCGATTGATACGACATTTCGCAAAGCGTCGCCAAGTATGCCCACAAACCCCGAAGCCCGACCTTCGACTTCATTGAATGCCGAATTCCAAACGTCTTTAAAGAAGTTGACAACCGGGGCGATAACTTCGCCGATAATTTGAAAGACCGCCGTGAACGTATCACCCAACGAAACAACGCCGTCTTCACTAACTTTAATGTCGTCTTTGAAGGCCGCAAACAAAGCGATTGCCGTTGTAAGACCAACAATAAGCGCACCGATTGGGTTTGCCGCGATTGCCAGCGTAAACGCTTTGACGGCTGTTGTCGCCGCGCCTATGCCCGCCAGTATGGCCGGGCCGAATGCAACAAGCAAAGCGGCGGTTAATGCCGCCAGCGCCACGCCAACGGCCTTCATATTGTCGGCCAAGAACAAGAAGCCTTTCGACATTGCTTCAGTAATACCAAGGCGCTTGTTTATTTCGCCGAAGAATTGCGTCGCACTGTTTTTCAATACAACAAAGCTTTGGCCCAATGTGGGAATCGTTTTCGCAAACTTGCCCGCTATTTCTTCCCGTGCATTCGCGAAGGCGTCGCGCATAACTTGCGCGGTAATTTTGCCTTGCGGTGCAAGTTCCAAAAGTTCGCCGCGTGTAACTTTCAATTGCTTCGCGATTGCGTCGGCAACCGAAGGCATAAGTTCCATAACGGTTCGGAATTCGTCGCCGTCAAGTTTGCCTTTGTTAAATGCTTGCGAAAGCTGAAGAAGTGCCGACGCTTGTTCGTTGGTCGTTGAACCAGAAAGAACCAAAGCTTTGTTGACTGTTTCGGTCAATTGAAGCGATTCTTGTTGCGAAGCGCCAAGCTGTTTCAAAGCCAAGTCAAAGCGTTGGAATGCTTGCGCGGTATCTTGAACCGGGGCACGGGTTCGGTTTGCAACGTCGAAAACTTCTTTCGTTACGGTCACAAGTTGCCGTTCGCTGTCAACAACGTTTCGAAGTTTGTTTTCAAGTACCGTGTAAGCGTCGGAAGCCTGAACAATTGCAGCACCGCCGAAACTAATTCCGGCGAAAGCGGCGGCTGTTCGAATAAACGAACCAAGGCTTCGGTTTGAACGTTCGGTTGAATTGTTAAGCTTGTCTTGCGCCACTTTCAAACGAAGGGCGGCAAGTTCGGCCCGTGACTGTGCCGCCGCCGCATTGGCTGAAGCAACCGACGCGCGTTGTTGGGCGGCTGTCGTGCGGGCGGTTTCAGTCGCAAGCTTTTGTTGTGAAAGTGCGGCCCGGTTGGTCGCGTCGGACATTCGCGCATTTGCCGAAGTCAAGCGGGCGTTTACGTTGGTTTCACGGGCAAGGGCGTTCGTAACTTTGGCCGAAGCGTTGGCAAGTTTATTCAAAGCGGTTTCGTCAACTGAAGCAAGTTGACTTTTCAGCTTCATAACGGCACTATCGGCCCGGCGCGCGGCGTCGGCGATTTCAAGAACCTTTTTACGGACATTGGGCGAAACCTTGTCGCCAATTTCAATGTCAATTCTTTCGTCGGCCATAAGCGCCCCTTAAAATTTGATTTTAACCTTCTTAGTTTGCTTCCGTCCTAACAGCGCGGCACGTTCAACGAAGCCCGCCGGGGCTTGGCCTGAATATCCGTCATTAAGTCGCCTGATATACGGAAGCACATTGCTTAAATATATCTTATCGCCGGGCTTTTTGCCACGCAAAACAGCACGGGCCGCATTTAAGGCCGCTTGCGCGCTTGCTTTTTGAGTTGAACCACCTTTGCCCGGATAAAATGGCGCGATAGAATCGGAAACAGGTTCGTTAAGCGTTACTTGCCAGTTCGACAAAGCTTTTGAAGTATCGACCGGGGTTTTAAAAACAAGGTCGCCAATGATAGTCAAAGCAACTTCAACGGCGGCGTCGGAAGCCTGTTTGTCAAGCGTACCAACGCGCCGTTCTAAGTCGTTTGCTAAATCGGTTAAGGTTCTTGCCATTACTTACCCGCCTTCGGTTGCTTCTTCGCCAGTATTTGCAAATTCGCGTCGTCCATTCGGCGAACATGATAAAGAAGGTCTTCAGTCTGTTCGTCGTCGAATTCGTAAGCTTCCGCATAAGCTTTAATACTTGTCCAAGGAATCGGCGTAAGCGTCAAAGCGTGCGTTCGTTCGGCGTCCAAGTCAAAGAAGGCTTGTAAATAAAGGCTTAACCCCGGCTTTAATTCCGGGGCGTTGGCGATACGTTCCGGCAATGGTTGCCCGGAACGCATAGCTTGCTTCGCAATGTTTTGTTCTATCGGCCCCATTTCTAATAGGTACAATAGAACTTCCGTTAGTTTCCCGCTTCACCTTCAAGCGTTTCGTCGCGGAACAGCGAAGCTTTCTTTGCCTTTTCTTGAAGGTCGTCGTAAAGTTCGTTAAGCCGTTCGAACAACGACAACGCGTTTGCCTTCGAATAATCCGCGTAACCTTCGGCTTTTTTTTCGCCGCTTACGTCGGACAATGAAACGTTGCGCCAGTCAAGAAGAACGGTATCAACGAACACTTCCATAAACAGCCGTTCGGCAAGGTCGTTGTTCATTGTTTCCAGTTCAATAGCGCGACGGTGCGGGCGGGTGGCCCGTTCAAGCGCCTTCGTATATTTCTTGTTGGCTTTCGACATACGCGAAATTTTGAAGCCGGGAACCGAACCGTCTTTGTTTGCGCCATATTCGACCCAAACGCCGTCAACTTCGGCTTGTTTATCTGTTGCAAATTGACTTGAAAGCGACACTGTGCTTACTCCTTCGTTGAATTACCGGGGCACCGCCCCGGCTTGTTAAAGCTGAATCGAACGCTTACGCGGGCATTCCCACATTTGGCAAGTATTCGAAGAAGGTTTTCATCATAGTGTAACCCGCTTCGTTTTCCGCCGCGTTCGTTTCAACCGGAATCGTAATGGGCGCGTCTTTTTCGACATTCAAGCGACCGCCGCCAAGGGCAAGAAGCGGAATGTCATAGACGAAGCCCGCGTTGTTTTGCGCTGCAATGAAACTAAGTGCAACGTCGCTATTCGCGCGAACAGCTTGAACCGCTGAAACTTCGGTAAAGTATGCGGTAATTGAACCGGAAACTTCGAAGTCGCCCGCCGTAGCGTCGAAAGCACCAAGAACAGCGACCGCCTTGTTTGGCGAAACGTTGTTGTTAATGGCAATGTTTGCTTCGGAAACGTAACCGAACAAAGCGGTCGGGTTCAGCGTTACCGGGTCAACGACGTTCAACTTGATTCGGTAAATATCCGACGAAGTGTTAAACGCGTCTTCGCTGGCGGCGCTTACGCGCGTTCCGCTTTTAACCCCTGTCAAACCGTCGCGTTGCGTGTTGTCCATTGCAACAAAGGTCAAGTCGGCGTTCAGCTTGTCGGCTTGTGGGATATTCAAAGTAAACTCGTTCGGAATAGCGCCTTCAAGGTATTCGCTTTGAACCCCGTTCGCGTCTTGGCCAAGCTGTCGTTCGACGTTGTAAGAACGGCGCTTGATAAGAAGCGCGTCTTTTTCGTTTCGAATAACAGTGCCGAAGAAGATTCGAAGCGAAATACCGGCCCCGGATTCAGTAACAGGCGTCCAAGTGGTATCGTCGAAGGCCAGCGCGTTAGCCGCGATTGACTTAATGCGGGCATAACCCGGTTCGTTGTTTGCGAAGCGATTTCCCGCCGCGTCGCCGCCAACAAACACCCATTCGCCAACAGTTAAGCCAAGGGTTGTAAAGTCAAGAATGGTCGAATCAAGCACAATGCTTGAAGCCGAAGCCGTAATGTTAATGTCGCCGCTTGCACCCTGAAAACCAACCGTTTGCAGCTTGGCCGCTGAAGGCGGGGCCGCTTCGTCAACAAGGTCTTCGACAACCACCAACGACGCGGCGGCGGCACTTGAAACGACTTTAAGGCCGTTGTTTGCCGCATTGGTGAAGCCCGAAGCCATAACCAACGCCCCGGCAATGAAACCGTCAAGCCCGGAAGCCGCTTCGTAATCTTCGCCGGTTCCGTCAACGTTTGTAATGGCAATCGCGGTGCCGTTCAAAGGTTGCGTTGACATTTTTTCGCGTGCGTCGGCGAAGAAAAAGCCTTGAAGAATCCGCTTCATATTCGAAAGCGTCAAGTCGGTATTTAATCCACCGCTTGCGTCCAAGTCAACGATTTTACCTTTCTTGCGTTGACGCGACGGGTTAATTGGTGCCCGCGCTACGCTTGAAAGTTCGCCGCCAAAATCCGAATAAGAATTTGGTTCCAGTTCATACCAAACAGGCGACCCCGGAAGCGTCTTCAAACTTGCTTCTTCGGCGAACGCCAATCCGGTAACATTGCTGTCGATTTTGTTAGCCATGTTGTCACCCTTTAGCCGTTTTCGTCGTATTCATATTCGGCAACGACGTTGAACCGATAAAACTTTTCTTCCGGCGGAAGTTCGTTAATTCGTGCGTTTCTAAACCAAACCTTACCCGAAGTCGTATGCCCGCGAAAGGCATTACGGGCGATAATAGCAAGCCGCCGCCCTTTTGTCATGCTTTCGCTATCGGATTTCGGGCAAAACAGTTGAACGAAAATAAGGCCGTCGGTTGTGTAGCGTTGCCCGGCGTCGCCATTTCGAAGCGTTGATTGTTCTTCGTCAACGGTTTGTTGCGAAACCCGCGCCCAAAAAACCGAAGCGTCGGGCGTTGTGGGTTCTTCAACGCCGGGCCAACGCACTTCGGGAACGTAAGACGCAACCGCCGCACTATTGGCAAGCCAAGCGACGTTAAAAGCGTCAAACATTTCGTCAATTGCTTCTTCGTAACTTATCACGCTTCAAATTCCAAAAAGTAAAGAATTATTTCGCCGTTTGGCGAAAGCGGGTCAATGCTTTTAACAACCAATTCAACGCTGTTTCGAATAACAACGTCTTTCGCCGCTGGTGCAAAGGTAACGGCGGGCATTAAGCCGCTAACCGAACCCGTCGGAACTTCGGTGCCTTTCAAATAACGAATAAGTTCTTGGTTTTCTTTCAAAGGTGGAAGAAAGACAATTGAAACGGGGTTGTCGGTAGGCGTTGCGGCTGAAGGTTTCCAAGGCTTTGACGAATCAACCGGCGCACCGTCGGCAAGTTGTCGCCATGTTACCGACTGGCCCTTTTGGCTTATAAGCCGCTTCGCTGTCGCAATTTGCCGGTCGTAAACGCCCATATTAAACCCTTAGTGTTCGAAGGCTGAAGCGTTGCCCACATTCACTAAACAAAGGGGCAAGCAAAGCGTCAACCGCCGTAATCGTTGGCGTAATTGAAACGCCGATTTTTTCCGAATATTCGGTTTCGATTGGGCCGACGACTTCTTTCTTTACGAATCCGCCGCTTTGCGTTGGTTGAATATCAATGCCGTTGAACAATTCAATTGAAAGTTGCGCTTGTGCTTGCTTCAATTCCTTCGGCATAAAATCCGCGTCGATTTCGACACAATCAATTTTCACGTCGGTTCGGGGCCACTGCAATTCCTGATTCAACGGGTCGGTTTTGTCGCCTTGATATTCGGCGCGCTTGCCTTCCAAATAATCCATTGCCTTGATAAGCAGAATATCAAGTTCGGCGTCGTCAACCGGAAGGGTTACGCCACGGGCTGAAGCATAGGCGCGCGCGTAAGCTTCGTCGATATACGAATTCGCGTTTGCCACAATTGAACCGTCTTCAACAATAACCGCCATAACTTTTACCTTTGAATAGGTTGGGGCTTGTCGTGAAACCCGAAGGCACGCGACGCGACAAGCCCCTTACGCCGTTAGGCGTTCGGTTTCCAATCCGCGCCTTTGGCCGGGGCCGGGGCGGGTTTGGCTTGCTCTTTTTTGGCTTCGGCGGCTTGCGCTTTCGCGGCGTCGGCTTTGGCCTGTTCTTCAGCTTTCTTGGCGGCGTCGGCTTCAGCTTGCGCTTTTTGTTCTTCGCGCTTGGCTTTACCTTCTTTCGCTTTTTCGATTGAAGCTTTGCGTTCGTCTTCGAACTTCTTCAACGCTTCTTTAGCCGAAGGAAATTTGTTGTAAAGTTCGGGAACGTCGCCCGCTACGCCGTCGCAACGTTCAGGCGCGCCGGAAGTCGGAACAAAGTTCGCGTTACGAAATGCGACATTCGACCCCAAGGTTTCGGCGATTTCTTGGGCTTCAGCACTTGGCAAAACGCCCTTGATAAAATACAAAATTCGCGGATAGCGTTTCATTCTGGTTTACTCCTTCGGGATTTAAAGAAGAACGGGGCCGTTAAGCCCCGTCATTCCCTTAGCGGGATTCGACCACGCAACCGGCAATATCTTTGTTATCGGTTGCGTACTTGTCCCAATTGGTTGAAGTGGCAAGCGCCGCGTCGGTTGGTGAAGCGCCGCCGTTGGTTTTATCCCAAGCGAAGCCCTTGACGCCCACATTGTACGACCATTCCGCTTGGTAAGTGCGAAGAATGTTTTCGTCGCCGTTCTTGGTTTCGAAGTTGTCGGTAAAGTCGTTGTTCTGGTGAATTACCAACGAATCAGCCACCAAGCCAAGGGTATGATATTCGTCAATGCCCGCGCCTACGCCGTCGGCTGTTACAAGCGAAGGGCTGTCGGATACAACGAACAGGCGACCGAACGGGTCGGCGATAACGTTAACGGTGCCGTAAGTAAACAGGCGTTCAACGTTTGCCAAGTTGTCGTTGTAAAAGTCGTGCAAAGGCGAAGAATGCAACAGCCAAACCAAAATTTGGTTCGAACGGTCGCCGAAGGTGCGTGCGCCGTTATTCAACGCGGTCGGCGACAAACTGCCCGCCGTGCCGTCGTAAGTAACAGCCGCAACTTGCGACAGGGCCGCATAAGCCGCCGCAACGCCAGTGTTCAACATATCCGCCAGCGTATCAACCGCCAGTTGTTGACCAAGGGCCGCGCCCGCTTCTTGCGGGTTGCGTTGAATCCATTTGAATTGACCGGGGTCAAGGCTAACAGGCGGCGTACCGGCTGCAACTTTAACCATTGTGTCAACCAAATGGGCAAGGGTTTTACCAGCGACCGCACCCGAACCGTAAGCGTTCCGACGACGAACCAAACCGGCAATTTTTTGGTAAAACGCACGGTCGGAATAGTCGCCTTGGTGGGCGGCTTGCTGAAGGGTGATAGTACCGCGCGAAGCGGCATTGAAAAGTTCGACCTGTTGGGCCAAAACTTCGGTCATTGCGTCGTAAGCGTATTCGCTGAAAACAGCTAAGTCTGAAAGTGCCACGGTGTTTACTCCTGTCGTTCTTTCGAAGCTTTAATTTGTTCAGCTAATTCTTTCGGCGAAATTGCCGAAAGCTGAACAGGTTTACCGTCGTCACCCGTGGCACTGACACGACTTGACTTCGATTGGCCGTCTTTGGAAGTACCACTTCCCGACGCCTTACTTCCGATAATAATAGCGGAAAATTCTTTGTTTGCAACAAATTCTTGTTCAAGTTCTTCAATTGAAAGCGAAGAAAGTTGCCCGTTTGCGTCAAGAACCTTCGTCGAAGGCGTGTCGCCTTCAAGGTCGGCTTTCAAACGCGCTTTGATATGCGGCTTAATCAGCGCCGGGCTTGTCGAAATCTTGTGGGCAATTTGCGAAGCCACGTTGTCAACAAGCGTTTGTTCAATGAACGCGTCTTTTTTCGTCAAGCGTTCTTTGTAACTGGTTTCCGTGTCGTCGTGCTTTTTCTTCCACGACTTTTCAAGCGTTTCAATATCGCCACGCTTGCGGGCGTCGTCGCCTTCCAATTCCTGAAGACGTTCTTCAGCTTCGCGGGCGCGCTTTTCGGCGTCGCGTCGAAGTTGGGCTTCGCGGTCTTTCGCGCGCTTCAATGCGCCCGTGTCTTCTTCGCCGTCAACGTCAAGAACGTATTCGCCGTCTTTTTCAACATATTCGGCTTTCAGTTCGTCGGAAAGCTTTTCGAAAGCTTCTTTTGAAATTTTCCGTTTAAGTGCCATAGGTACAACCCTTTAGTTTTAGCTGAACACCGTTCAACCGTCGGTTAGTATAATGCCGCGTTTCTTGCTGAATTCGTCAATACTTAACGGCCTTGCTTCAACAAATTTCGGAAAGTCTTTCGAATTAAGCTTTCCATTTCTCAAACCCGCCGCACGTTCGCGACCAAGAATATCGTCTTGAACTTTCGAAGGTTGCGACTTCAGCCAAGAATAATAACTTTCCGGCGCTTCGTCAACGTCGGCGGGCTTCGGAATCGTCTTGCTTCGGCATTTGATATGTGCGGGCGGTAATGGGCCGCGCCCGTATTCGTATGTTTTACCGTCGCGACCAAGGCAAATGTCAGTTGTGCCGCTGTCGATTACCGAAACCCAAACGTAACGCCGATAAAATATCGAAGCAATGCCAGCTTGAACAATAGAACTAACGTGTTGAATGCTTGTCGCAACAACAGCGCCCGCTTGTCGATATATCTTGGCAAATTCACCGTCGCGCCAATTCTTGCTTTTTGTTCCGGTTATATTTCGAAGCGTTTCATCTTTGCCCCATTTATTCGCGTAACCTTTGCGAACCATGTTTTCGACAGCTTGCGCCGCCGAAGCAATGAACGTGTCAATAAAGCCAATCAACAAAGAACCATTCGCCGGAATTGGCGCGTTCTTTATAATACCCCAAAGCTTTTCGTCGGCGTTACTGGTTCCAATAAAAGCGGCCAAACCCCAAATTGGCAAACCGTCGCCTTCTTCGTATGCTTGGCGCATTGGTCGGCCTGTTATGGTTTCGAATATTTCTTTTGAAAGGTCAACGTCAACCGCCATAAATTCGCGAATTCTATTTTGAAGCCGTAAAGCATACGGGCCGAAGACGTTATTTTGAACTTGCTTCAAGTCGCGCAAGAAACGGCGAAGTTCGGCTTTTGTGAACCCGTCAAGCTTGTCGTATTTAACGCGCGAAAAAAGCCTTTGAAGTTCCCGGTCAAGTTCAATAAGAACGTCGTTAAATTCGCGCCATTGACCAACCTTGACCCCTTCAAGGTAAATTTGGTGCCGCGTAAGCGTATTGAATAAGCGCAAGTTGTCGGTCATAGTTCAGCCCACACTTAATCGGTTTGATTGTCGTTTTGGTTGCCGCCCTGATTATTGCCTTGGTTCCCGTCAAGGTTCGGCGCGTCTTCAAGTTCGGCGTCGATTTCGGCTTTGGCTTTTTTGTCGTCAAGCTTCGCGACGCCAGCCTTACGCAAACCTTCGCGCATTTCACTAAACGAAATCGCCCCGGCTTGCCATTCGGAAATAGTTTGTTGCCGTTCTTCCGGCGTCATGTTGGCAATATCAAAGTCGGTGTTCAATTCGAATTTGATTCCGGTTGCGGGCACGCCGACAAATTCGGCGCACCATTCAAGACCCCATTTATAAGCGGCGCTTACATTCTTTGCGGAAGACGAAAGGGTTGAATTTTCCGAAGTTGCTTCAAGGTCGGCTTCGGTTGCGGTACGTTGAACCGTTGTTTGTTCGACAAGCTTTGCGCCAAGTGCGACCATTTGCCTTTCTTTGTGTTGCATTGCTTCGTAAGGCATTGTATTTGATTCGGCTTGCAACAACCCGGCGGTGCCGCCTTCAGGCAACGGAACAGCCGCACGCGAACCAAGCGTTACGACGCCCTTCATAACCTTGTTAACCCATTCTTCAGTAAGCCCGGCGAAGTACGGCGTCGGCTGGCCAACAATAAAACAACTTTCTTCGTAATCCGCCGAATTGCGATAGTGCCCTATATTCAACGAAGCCAAGTCATACAACGGCGGGTTGTCAATTTCAACGTCGTTGTTTTCGGCCCCAATGAACGTAAACGGAATTTCTTTCAACAATGCGCCCGAAGAATCGCGCGGTTGATACGTTTCAGCAATGCCAAATTTGCCGCCGCTTTTTTGCCAAATTTCGACCGTGTAAACGTCTTCGCTTTCGTCAATGTTTTCTTCGGTGTTTTCAAGACTTTTGCCAAGACGAAGAACGCGGAATTGTTCGGCTTCTTTCGCTTCAAAGCCGTCGTCGCTTGCAACGTAAGTTTCGGACAATACGACAAGCGACAAAATTTCTTTTGCGCCGCGCGTAGTGGTTCGCCAGTTGATAACGCGCCAAGGTTCGTAAATGTTGACCGTTGGGCGAATGTCGCCCGCTTCAAGTTGTGCCCGGCTGGCGACGCCTTCCGTTGCCGGGTAATCGACAAACAGCCCGGCCCTACCGTGGGCAAGCACAAACGCGACCGCTTTCTTCGCCGATTGGGTCAAGCTTACGCCGCCGCCGTTTGCGTCTTCTTCAACTATTTTCAGCAACGACGGAACTTCAACAACAGGGTCGCGAAGAAAAACTTGACCGACAAGCCCTTTCAAAGTTCGTGCTGTCACGTTGTAAAAAACAGCGCGTTCGATATACGCTTTATAACGTGCAAGGTTTTCTTCGCTTTCGTCTTCGGCGTTAGGTTGCGGAAGATACTTCGTTTTTCCCGCCTTAATTTTAACTTCGCCGTCGATACAATCGCGAATCAGATAATAAAGCGACAAAAGAAGCTTTAATTCTTTTTTAACAAACGAAACATTGGCCATTGTTTGCCCCTTTTATCTTGCAAATTTTACGTTAATTTTTTGCGCAATTCTGTTCGCGCCTTTAAGCACCCGATAACGAACCATATCATAACAATGGTCTTCGGCGGTAGTGTCAACGTCGTCAATTTTTACTTCGTCGCGTGGCAACGAAGGTAAAGTTTCAATTGAACCGACGCAATTTTGCATAAAGTAAATCGCCGGGCCTTCGCGTCGGTTTGCCGCTTCAAGTCTATCGCGCAAAAGCTGAAGGCCGTTTTTACGCGAACCCGGCGACTTGTCGCTTTCCGTCCAACGAACGCCCTTCTTCGACATTTTCTTTTCGATAGTGTCAACGTCGGATTCGCGAACGTCGCGAATTTGGTTATCGGCTGGCCCCGGCCAAGGTTGCGACGGAACCCAACCGTTCGACATAAGTTCAACTTCGCGTTCAATAATTCCTTCGGCTAAATCCGGCGCACTTAGCTTCAAACCTTTGTTCGAACCAATTTCGTTCGTTCCGTACCATTCGGCAATTTGAATAAGTGTACCCGGCGGCGGGCAAAACGTCGAACCGTCTTCAAGCGTCGCTTCTTCGCCGTTGGCTTCAGCAAACCAACCCACACTAAACGGGTGCGACGAACCCCAATCAAGCGCCCGGTCAACGTGCCAGCTTGCCGGAATACGGAAGCGCGGCAAGACGTGCGTTTTCTTGCTCCAAAGGTCGTCGATAGCACCGCCCGCCGTAAAATCCCAATCGCCTTCAAGCCATGCTTTACGAAGGTTCGGGTCGGATTCGCAAAGCCTGTCAAGTTCCGCAATATACGAAGCGTCAAGGTAAATGTTTTCGCGATACGAACCAAAAATTGCGACTTGTGTTTTGGTAACTTCAACGTCTTGTTGTGTTTTCGGGTCGAATACTTCAACAGTTCGACGCACGACTTCGCCATTCGCGGCGCAATTGATAAAGCGACGCTTAACCCAATTGTGACCGGGGCCGCTTGGGTTGGTGGTGCTGAACACTTCAAGCGGTATAGGCGGAAGCGGGTTGCCGTCAAAAGTGGCATAAACAACGCTTCCGTCTTTTCGATATTGTGGTTTGCCGTTCGAGCCAAGTAGCTTCGGCGTATCACGCGTCGGCGTAAACGACGAACGGTTTGTTGACATAAGCTTGTCGTATAGTTCCGCCGTCGGGTGCTTCGTAAGTTCGTTCCAACCTAGAAACGGGTATTCGTGGCCGTGAAAGTTGTCATAATCTGAAAGCTTTTTCACGTGTCGAAACAACAATTCTTCGCCAGTCGGCCAAACCCATTTATATTCCGAAGCCGATTCAAGAAACTTCGCGCCGTCGCCAAACTTGGTAAAGAATCGCTTCGACTGTGCCACCAAGTCAGAAAGGTTTTTAAATTCGCGGTCGAATATAACGCCGCGCCAAAAAGAACCGTAACCAAGACCAACGCGGCGACGAAACCGCATAAGTTGGGTAATCGTTTTGCCGGGGCCGCGCGTGCCGTGGTAAAGCGTATGGTGACAACGCGTATCAATGGCCAGTTCTTGCGAAGACCCCGGTATTGGTTCCCAAACAATTTCAAGGTCGTCTTCTTTAATGTTTTGTTGAAGCATTCGTTAAATCTTCCTGTTGCTTACGAAGCTTCGTTTCCCAATCCGCGTCGCTTGCGCTTTCACGAACAACCATAACGCGGTTTGTTACGTTATTAACGTTCGTGTTTATATTGGTTTGGGGTTTTTCAATGAACCCGCGAACTTCCGCGTAAAGCTTACCAAGCTTCGCGAAATCTTCCGGGCAAATGCGGTCGCCTTGCATCCTTGACCATATTGAACGGGCAAGGTCGGCTTTTGTGGGCAAAAAAGACATTTCGCCTTCGTCTTCGACGATTGCGGCTTGTGCGGCTATAACTTCGGGGTCGGCTGGCCATTCGTTCGCAACCCGTAACGCGCGCGAAGTGTTATCAGGAAACAGCATAAGCGCCGCTTTAAACGGGTCTTCGGGTGTTCTTAACAACAGCCGGGCGAATTCGGCTTTAAGTTCTTCTTCAGACATACGGGCGCACCTTAAAAGTTTGTATTAAATATAAGCCGCGCCCGGCTTTATGGCAAGCTTTATCGCTTTTGATTCGATAGCGACGAAAGCACGGCGTCAATTCTGGCGTTCGTTGCGCGCTGTTCTTCGCGCATTTGGTTAACGATGTTTTCAATACTTCGAATGTGATTATACAAGTCGTCGCGCCGAACGTATTCTTCTTGAACCTTCGTAATTCGGGCGTGCAATATGTTATCACCTTCGGCAATCGTTTTGTGAACTTGTCTATCGCGCACAATGATTCCGCCTATCAATCCAATAATTACTAAACCCGCGCCAATAATAGTAAACAACAATTCAATCGACATACGATACCCTTATTCTTTAAAGTCTTCTTTGTGTGGTTCGGAAAGGTTCGCAATTCCTTTCCATATCGCGGTAATAAGAGCGGTTGCAAGGCCGACAATTGCGGCTATTTGCTGACCTTCGCTTAGGCGATTGGCTTCTTCAAGTATCGCAAGCAAACGATACATAATGTCGATAGAACACGCCAAAACAATAATCGTCATAAAACGATATTGTCGAAGCGTCTTATGCAACGGCTGATTAAAAACTTCGTCAAACATTTTTTCGAATGCGTCTTTAGGGTTCGGCATTTTGCAACCCCTTTGCCCACAATTGAAGGTTGCGAAGCCGCGTCGCTGTTTCGTGACAAATGGCGTAATTGGCCGTTGTTACTTCAAGGGCTTCAATGTCTGTAATTCTTGGGGTGGGGTCATTAAATCCGCTGGCGGTTTCGGCGGCTTCGGGCATTCCACGGGCGGCGGCGTCATGGACGCGCACCCAATCATTAGGCAAGTCACACTTGCCAGAATCAGGGCTTTTAACATATTCGATAACCTTCTTTGTAATGTACTTGGTAACGACTTCGTTCTTGCGTGCTTCAATCGCTTGTTTTTCGGCGATTGTTTCGGAAAGCTGTTCTTGAAGTGCTTCAACTTCGTCAACTTTCTTTTGTGCTTCGATAGCGGCCTTCGCGGCGTCGGCTTGCATATCCGCAATAACGGCGTTGCTTCGCCAACCTTGAATAGTCCAGCCTGCTAAGAATGCGGCCAATAAAAGCGCGCCGCCGATATATAACTTCGCTTGGTTCATAACGATTACGCTTCATTGGTTGAAAGTTGGCCGTCGGATTTTACGACCGGCAACGAATCAAAACCCGTTACCGAAGGCCGGGGTTCGAACTTGGGCCAACGGAACCCCAAAACCCGCGACACGTCGAACGGTCGGATTGTAACGGCGTTGCCTTGGTTGCCACCAAGCACCATTAAGTTATTTGCTTGGTCTTTGCCGATAACAAAGCCAACATGACCCGACCAGCCTTCAGGCTTGCCGCGCCAAAATACGACAACAGCCCCGACCGCTGGCCCGGCCAATTCTTGACCCCATTTGCAATAGGAACGTGCGGCGGCTGAACGCGAAGATTCAATTGAACATTCTTCAAGAACCCCGCCAACGTATCCGGCGCACCACGGCGTTTCGTCGTCGGTAAACGGGGCGCGAATCTTCGACCACCATTCGACGATTTTTGCGTTGTGTTTGTTGCCGGGATATTCGCGAAGGCCCAAGTAAGAAGCGGCTTTTTCAAGCCAAGCGGGGCGGTTACTGGATTCGTTGAACATTCGGTGCACCTTCAACGAAGTTGATTTTTGGATTACCGAACAATATAGCCAAATTTTAGGCAAAAAGAAACCCCGGTTTTTACGCCGGGGTTGACCAAAGCGGTCTAAGGTAGCGGTTATTCTACGCGGAACACGCGTGCGCCCGGCCCTTTGGGGTCTTCAGCGCCGACGCTACGCACAACGAACTTACGGGTAACTTCGCCGCTTTCGTCTTTGTAACGCGCTGTTGCGCTGGAAACAGTCGAAGCCAGCGACTTAGCCGGGTTCGGCTTGTCTTCGCTTACCGGAACGTGGAAGGATTGGCCAACGTCCATTTCGTCGAACGGATAAATATTCGCACCACGACCGCCACGGCGAACAGTCGGAAGGGCAATACCGGATTCAAGTTCGAAAGAACCGGCGGCTTTGGTTTCGGTAGCTTCAGGCGAAGCGGTTTCGTTGGTCTTGCTCATAGCGTTTACACCTTCTTGGGTTGCACGGGTTGCGACGTTGCCCGCGTCGTCGGTTATTGTCACATTGATTTCAACAAGACCAAGTTCAACAAGCTTCGCTGATTCTTTTTCGCTGGCAAACAACATACCAGCTTCGGAAGCGGTAGCTTCGACGATTGCGGCCAACAGGTCAAGTTCTTTTTTCGTGGGTTTCTTTGCGCGTGCCATTTTGATAGCTCCTTACGGTTTCAATTTAAAAGGTTTGCCGATTCGGCAAGATTGATATTAGTTCGACGGCGTTTCGCTGTCAACAACTAATTCTTCGGTTTTGCATTCTTTTTCAAAGATTTCTTTATAATCCGGCCAAGCGCCTTCGCGAACCATTGAACAATAGTATTCAAGTTCGTCAAGTTCGTCTTGATAGTCGAACGAACCGACAGAAAGGAACGCCAGCGCAACAAGCACAACGGCCAACAGTTGCCAAAGTTTCATTTTGTGCCCCTTATTGCTTGGGTTGCTGAATATAAGCTTCGACGCCGTTAATTGCAATCATTAGCGCGAAATGAATTGGTGCAAGCATTTCTTCAAGCTTCGGAACAATTGCGTCGGCCCCGACAGCCTTTGCGGCTTCAATTAGGGCTTCAAGCTGTTCGCTTTGAAAGGAAAGGGTTTGGTACATTACGGCGGAACCGCGAAGCAAATTGTAAAATTCTTCGTTGACTGAACCCTTGACAAATACAACTTCGCCTTGTTGGCTGTCGGTATCAATGTTTACAACTTCGCCGTCGGGAAACGCAATAAGCTTCGCGTTCATTATTTGGTCATGTTCTAACATTCGTCTTGCTCCTTTAAATAAGTTCGGGCAATTGATACGTTAACATAACCCGTCGATTCGCACAAGTCACAATCAAAATAATCTTCGGGTCTTGGTTCGATATAAGTTCGACCAAGGCATTGCGGGCAACAAGTTTGAAGTTCTTCGCCGGGGTTGTGAAAGCTTGCCCACACTTCAAGCGGATAGCCGCCAGCCGCAAGCACGCCGCGCACATACTGGTTAGCTTCGACAAGTGACATTTCGCCCCGGCATTCGCTGCAACGCACCTTTCGCCCGAAGCCTTGTTGTATAGCTTCGACGCTTAGGCCGTCAACTTCGAATTTATGCAACGGGCACGAATCAAGACGAATACGGTTCAACCTTATCTTTTCTAAGTCGGCCATAATGGGAACCTATAGCTTGCCGCGACGTGCCGCTTCAAGAAGTGCGCGTTCGTTAATCCGGCGGTTGTGTTCGTCGGCCTTCCATTGATTGCGCTTCAGGCGAAACGCGTTCAACAGGGCCAAGGCTGAAATAATGTAACAAATGGTTGCGATTGTCATTTTGGGCGCTCCTTTTCCACCCGGTCGGCTTCGTCGTCTTGTTGTCGGGCCATGAACATAAGTGCGGCGGTAAAATAGCCGATACACGCGCCAACGGTTAGACATACGAAGCACAACAGGGCGATTTTCATTGGGGTTTTTCCTTCAACTTAGTTTCGACGACTGCAAGAACCTTGATAATATCAATCAAAGGCAACGTCGGCAACTCCTTTGCAACTTCAACAACAAGGTCGGTCGGCATTACTTAAAAATTCGCTTTTGCTTCAACAATTTGGTTCGTTTGCATGGTAAACACCTTTTTAATTACCAGTTGTAATAATCCGCCCGACTTTCGGCGGCGTCGTATGCGGCCTGTTCTGCTACGCCTTCGACGTGTTCGAACATTTCCGCAATAAGCTTGTCTTCTTCTTTGGCTTGGTCAATGCGGCGCGAAATCCAATCGCCCAAGGGCTTTCCGGTCTTCGTGCTGCAAATTTCGTATTCGTCAACATAGTCGTTCATAAAGCCAACGTCGGGTTCGGCTGGTGCCATGTTGAACTTTACAAGGATTGGCAAGCCACCAAGAACCGTCGTTTCGAATTCGTAATTGTAAGCCATTGTTTGAACTCCTTTGTTCGTTGCTATGGTTTAAATATACGATAAGACTTTGATAAAGTCAAACCGAATACGACGTTTCAAGCGCCTTTTGTCGGTTGTGTGACTTTGTTCAAACTTTCAAGACCAAGTTCGTCTATCTGTTGGCCGAATTCGATTCCGTTAATATGGCATTCGTCGACTTCAGTGCTGAACAAGTGATTTGCGCATACGGTTGTTAGAATGCGGCAAACGCTGCAATTGTTGCCGCGCGCCGCTTTAAGAAGGGTTTCAATGATTCGAACGGTTAGTTGTTCGCGCTTGGTTAGTTTCATGGCCGGAACCTTTGACGTGCTTAACCTTCCGAACGTGTATCGTTTGGCCCTTGTATACGGTGCGAACTATAGTCGCGGCATGGTTCGGGTTATCGGCTGTTACAGTATCCGAAAGGCGTTCGCCCGTTGCTGTTATCGTGAAATGAACCGTAAACATTAACGGCATTTGTCTTGCTCCTTTAAGGTTAGTCCAGTTTCGGGAATGTGCAACAACATTGTCGCCGGAAAGCGCCCGTCGTCGTCTTCCATATAAAGCCGACCGTTTGTTTCATAAAAACGATAGGTTTCAAACGCTTCGTAAAGCGCGCTTATAACTTCATTCGCATTTTGGCCAGCGTTTAACAGTGTTGCGGCTATATTGGCCGCTTCGGTTGCGTCGGTCATTTGGCGGTTTCCTTTTCTTTTTCGGTTGACAGCACCACTACGCCGGGAAGCTTGGCGTTCGTCGTGTTATACGCTTCGCGGTGCGTGCTTGCTTCGACACGAAGCTTGCGAACGCTTCCGTCTTGGCGTCTTACTTCGACAATGTAGGCCATTTGGTTTACTCCTTACGGTATAAGGTGCGATTTGTTTTTGAAGTGAACAGCGCGACCACTTAGCCCGGTAAACAATGCCCCGCAATCGCAACGCTTGCCGCCGCCTGAAAGCAACCACAAATACGCCTTTACTTCAACGTTGCAAAATGGACAATTAAAATAAAGCGTAGCCGAAGAAGGCGCTTCAAGACCTTTGCGTTTTACGCTTATATAACGCGTTTCAATTTCGTCGGCCTTTTGGTGCAATTCGTCAAACTTCGGCCCTTTTTGCTTATTTGCCATTTCAATTACTCCTTTGGTTGATATTCGATATAAGCCTTCAATACTTCGGCGGCTTCTTTCCAAGAATAGCACGTTATGAAGCCATAGCCAACCCTTTGCGCATATTCGCCGAATGCGATTTGTTCATTCGACAAGCCGCCTTTTGAACCTTTTTTTTTTGGGCTTCGCGTCGGGCTTCTTCATTTCAATATAAAGGCCGTGCCAATGTGCGACGGGCCACGGAAGAAAAGTATCGGAAACGCCTTGACGCACGCCTTCGGCCTTCAGTTGACCGCCACGAATGGCCCGGCTTTTGGCGTCGTCGCCACGGGTGCCGCCGTTCGGTATGGCGTGAAACCATTCAAGGGCCGGAACGTGCGGGCCTGTTGCTTTGCGGTCGCGCCAACGCTTGAACGCTTGCGGCCCATTTTCGGCCCAATCGTCGGCCACGTCGAAACCGTATTGATACGCCACGGCCACATAAGCAAATAATGCGACTTGGTGCGCGTGTTCGGTATTACTTTTCGCTAATTGGTTCGGCGTCATGTTTCACCCTATTATTAGACAATAATGACTTTTGGCCTTTGTCCAAGTGCCAAGGTATATGTTCGCCGCAATCGGCGCATATTTTCAAGTTTTGCGAACTTAGCAAGACAAGGGCCGACGACCCGCATTCGGGGCAATTTTTGGTTGACATTCTTTAAAACCTTCGTTGTCTGTCGTGAATCAAAAGCTTGTGTTTTCCGCTTTTCCACCCTGTACCATTGCAAAACTTGCAACATTCAGGCTTTGCGGTTTGCTTGTCAAAGTTCGTGCCAAGGCCGTTACAAACTTTACATTTAAGCCTTTCAATTTCGTTTTTAACGTTGCTGTAAGTTGGCATTCTTCAACCTTCGATTGATTGCAATTTTCTGTTCAATAGTATAGCTGTTCCATTCGATAACTTCAACAGCCGTTCGACCGCAACCTTTGCAAACTTCGTCGCCAAGGTTCGTCGTTGTGCATACGCCACGACACGGCGTATCGTGCGCGCTTCGTTCGCCATTAATCTTCATTATCAAGCCTATACATTGGGTTTGCTTTACGATTTCTAATTTCGGCGTCTTGTTCGGCGGTATCACCAACCGGGAAGAAATCATTCAGCAATTGAACAAAGCCGATATGAAAGTTCGCCGATTCGTTCAAGTCTTGTGCCCGATAGTAAAGCGCCGTTCGCCAATGATACAAGCTAAGTTCGCGCAATGCGACAAGTTGCGCCGCACAACGGCACGGGTAAGGCTGGCCAGTACCGCCGCCGCATTTAGTGCATTCTGTTGCATGCCTTGCCATGACTTCCACCTTGCCCACAATTAGGCGATTCGGGCGCATTCAATAACGCCGTGTTCGTTGTGCCGAATAATTGTAAAAGTCTTTTCGGCGCGCTTTGCGTAAATGCTGCAAGCGTTACGAAGCGACACTTCGTTTACTTCAGCGATTGGAATTGTAAAGCATTGGCCGACGGTAAGACTTCCAAACGGATACTTTGTGCGGTAATGCTTTTCGGTTGCGACTGGCTTTGGGTCGTCGTATGCGTCGTCTTTTATCTTCACCTTAGCCTTCGGCGAACATTCGTAAATTGAATAAGACACTTTGGTTGCTCCTTTTAATGTTCGATAGTTGAAGCCTAATACTTCGCCGCCACCCTGTCAAGCTAATTTTATAAAATTTATAAATAACTTATTTTATAAAACAAAATAACCATTATACGAATATAATGGTTTGTATAACTGCTAAGTTACTAATAAATAAAGAAATATAATAAATATAATAAATATAATAATAGATATAGATGTTTTATAAAAGAAGGCCTTTTTTTTTTATAAAAGAAGGCCTTTTTTATAAAACAGGGTGCCCAATCCGTTATATTTATTATATTTATTATATTTCCTTAGAAATCAATGACTTAGCTATTATACAAGCGTTAACATTGCATTATAACCGTTAAACGTATTTATCGAACGTATTTATGCACAAAAAAAAGACCGCCGAAGCGGTCAAAGGGTACCAAAGGTCGGCTATTGTTTGACGTTGCCACGAATGCGGCGAACTATTGTTTTGTATTGCTTCATAGCGTCAACAATGCCTTCGTCAAATTCGTCGAATTCGTGGAAGTGGTGCGCGCTGTCAACGTGTAATTGCAATTGGTCAAGCGTTTGTTGTGTCGGATTGCGCAACAATTCGCCCGCCGCATAATCGAAGCCTTGCTTGTGCCTTAACTGGCGTCGGTTGGCTTTGTGCTTATCAAACCATTTAAACATTTGTCGAACTCCCGATTAAGTCGATTAACGAAGTTGTGCGCTTGTCGCCACAAAAGCGCGTGTTTGTGGTATGGCTTCGGCATTGGCGAAACGCGCCAATAGTGGCGACCCGATTTGGGGTAATAGGTGCGGAAGATATGTGGCTTTGGCGTCTTCATTTACAAACCTTCTTTAATGCTGCAATCGCGGCTTGTTCAAGGCATGAAACGGCTTGGTGCGAAATACCTTTTACGGTTGCGATTTCGGCTAGTGAATAACCCGACAAACGACTTGAAAGAACGCTTCGTTGTGTGTCAGTAATTGCGGGGCTTGATACCAAAAACGAAACGTCGTCTTCAGGCTTGAATTCAACAGCGCGGGCCATTACTTCCGGGTTGTCGTCTATCGTGACCGGGCGGGCCTTCGGTGCGCCATGCCGGGCAAATTCGCTAAGGCAATCGGCCCCGAACAAATAGTTGCGGATTTGGCCCCGGATATGAAGCGAAGCCCAATGGGCGAACTTCCGGTTGCGGTCGAAGGTATCGACGGCGTGAATCAAGCCAACGTTGCCTTCTTGTATCAGGTCGGGCAAGTCGTCAACGTGCCGGGCGTATCGCTTGGCAATGGCGACAACAAGCTTCAAATGCCCCTGAATCAATTCTTGGCGGCTGGCGGTGGCATAGTCGCCCGGATACGGGAACGCCGCTATCGCCGCCAAATAGGCCGTCAAGCCTTCGTGTATCGCTGGAATCATAGCGGCGGGCCTTAAATAACCTGAATGCCAAAAACAGCGCGGGCAATGCCACAACCGGCGACACAACAGGCGATAAAAATAATTGCGGTCATTGTGGGAACTCCTTTAAGTTCGTCTTTGTATGTTTTAAATATACGACGAAACTTCGAAGCTTGCAACTTTTATTTTATAAAATATACGTCTTGAAGGTGCGGGCTTTATGCCCACAATTAATAAGGCAAAGCTTCGGCGGGTGTTATGACGGTTCGCCAAGTGTCGGAATGGTCGCCGAAAAGGCTTAGTTGCGGCTGATACTTGATTTCGAAGACGCGTTTTCGGGTAAACCAAATAACGGCTTGAATTTGATTGGGAAGCATACCTTCAAGCTTGGCAAGACGCTTAGCCGCGTTTGCTATGCGGTGATATTCGCCTTTAGTGCCAACGATTGCTTCTTTCATGGTTAGGGCTTCGCCTTCATAGGCGGCTTTCATGTGCCCGTCAATGGTAACGTGTTTCGGGCAATCCGGCGTAAGTATGTTGTAATAGAACGACCGAATCTTTAAACCTTTCGACGTTGCCAAAAAGTCGCGTTCGCCGGTCACATAAAGAAAGGCCCGGTCGCGGCAATGGTTGTAAGTCGAAATTGTAATGTCTTCAACGGGTCGCCCGGCGCGATAACCGGCAAGAACTGAAGCCAACGACCGAAGGTTTCCGAAATAGTCGTTGTTTGGTGATAAGGCAACGAAGGCCGAAAGGGTACGTTCGAACGAAACGCCGTATTCGTCGGCGAACATTTGAATTACTTTGTTATAGCGCCCATACGCAAGCAAACCTTCGGCAATGTCGGCGTCGGTCGCCAATTGGTACATTTTGCGAAGGTTGCGGCCCGACATATCAAAGCCCAAAGACGCGCGGGTTCGATACCATGAACGCGCGTGCGCTGGTTCCGTAATCCTTGGCCAGCGTCGCCCGGCTAATTTCCTGAAGGTCGCCCCGTTCGGTTAATGTGGTCAAGGCGCGCTTCAGGGCACCGCTTGAACCGATACGGTCTTTCCTGAAGACGGCAACGGCGGCAAGCTTTCGTTGAAGGAAAGAGTAAGGAACGATTTTGTTTGAATGAAGATTTGACAAACCTTCGCCCGCATATTTCGAAACGTCGGGCCAAGGTGAAACAACGAATTCTTTTACCGTTGCAACAACTTTCGCAAGCTGTTTCGTTTCGTCGTTATCAACGCCAATTTCGCCAGCGTTGAAGCGGTCAAGAAGATTTCGAACGTCGGCAACGATAATATTTGTCGCCCAAGTTGCAACGTCGATATTTATTGTCGGGTCGTATGGGTTGCAACCGACAGCCACAAGCCCGGCCAACTTCATAGCTTTAATGTGCGCCCGGTTCCAAAGGTGGCGACGAATTTCTTTATCGCTTGAATTTATTTGTAAGTCGCAATGTTTGTCGAATTCGTCGAACATTGCTTTTGCTTCGGGCGTATATTGAACGTTAATGGCTTTGTGTTGGCTGTTCAACATTAAAGAATGTGCGCAAAGCGTCGAAAGCATGTCAATCAATTCGAAAGACGGTTGAACGTGCAAATGCCCCGGATTAAATGCCGGGCGTTCGCCGTGGTATTCAATAGTTGTAAAGCGCGGAAGAAGACCTTCAGAAATCAAACCTTCGTGTAAGCCTTCGTAAAATTTTTCCGGCGTCGATTCACCAAGCAACGAAAAAGAGGGGCTTAAAACCGCTGTCGTGTTCTTGTCTTTGTCCGAATAAATTGAAGGTCGAAGAACCTTACCTTCGCCCGATTTGTTGTAAGCGTCCAACAGGAAACGACGAAGGCCCATAAGGTGCGGCGCGGCGTTAACGCTTGCCATTTGCTGAAGATAAATACCAAATTCGCCAACCAACGAAACGAAGCTTGTTGGGCCTTTCGACATATATTTAATAATAGCTTGCGCCGAAGCAATTTCCGCCGGGCCGATAAAGTCGGTCGCCGCTGGAACGGTTCGAATGACCGAAGCAAATAGCTTGTCGATACCGCTTGCGATTGCTTCTTTGCCCGTACCCGTCGGCGCAAGAAGAAGCATATATTGATTAAGGCCCGTGCCCGAAATATTGTAAGCCCTTCCCACAATACCGGCCACCATGCCAAGGGCACCCGCAAGCGCGATTTCTGGAACGGGGCGCGGCGCTTGTGCGTAAATGAATTGGGCAATTTCACCAATCAAGCCGGGCGGCACTGAATAAAGTTCGTTCTTTGGTATCAATGGGCCAACGTCGGAATCGTCGGCAACTGGAACGGTATTGTTCAAACTTGCGGCGCGTTCTTGGTCTTCTTTTTGGCGCTTTGCGATAGCTTCGTTAAGTTGGTTTTGAAGGCCGTCAATATCAACCGGCGGAAGCATACGGTCGAAGCACTTGTTCAACATATAGTTAACGTAATCGTCGCGCTTCGCCTTTTCCCGTTCGCCTAAACCCGACGCCCTGAACAAGCGGGATATTTGCGCCCGGTTTTGCGTGTAAAAAGCGATAATGTCAACAAGTGCAAAGTCGGCTTCGGATTGCGAAGGGTAATAGTCTTGCCAGCGCCCGGCGTATAGGTTCGCGAACTTTTCACCGTTTGCCGCGTCGGTCGCACGCTGAAGAACAACTTCGTCGGGTTCCTTAGCTTCGGCAAGGCCAGCATAAACGGCGGCGGCTTGGTTCCCGGTTGCCATTTGCGACCAAAGAACATTAAGAAGTTCGCCGAAGTCGTTAATAGGTGCGTCGCGGTAAACTTCGCCGGTCATGGTCATATAACGACCCGACGAATAAATTTCGATAAACGAACGGCGACGGCCCGAAGGCAATTGGCCCTTGACAATGATATGAAGGCCCGCGCCTGAAGGCGAACGTTCGGCGTAACTGTTGAATTCGTTGAATATTTTAATTTGGCGGTCAAGTGCGGTTTGGTCGCCTTTCGTGTCGTCAAGGTCAATAAACGCGTAAGGGTCGGCTTCAGTTAAAACAAACCCTATTCCGTCGTACCAGTTGGAAGACGTGGCCGCGTGGCAAGCTTGGTCGAAAGTGGCCCAAGTGTTCGGGTCGGTTACGCTTGCAAGCCTTCCCGTGTTTGGTGAATACGGAACCTTAGTCGGTTTTGCGCTGTCGGTATCTTCGAACCGCCAAACCACCCATTGCGCAAAAAGCCGCATTTCTTGCGGAATATTGTTGTAATTCATTATTCGACCCTTAACTTCGAACCCGACAGGAATTCATACAACTTTTGAATCGTATTAACTGAAGGGTCTTCAATCTTCCCGCGATTGAACATACGAAGCCAAGATTCTTTAATTCCGGTTTCTTGTTCTATGGTGGCGAAAGTCATGGTCGCCGGGCGCGCCTTCAGCAATTCGCGCGTCTTTTCGTAAAGGGTCATAGTAACGGCCTTCGCTTATTGTGGGCAAGTTTTCGGTTCGATTGGCTGAATCTTAGCTTGCAAAATCTTATCTGTAAAGGACAATATTTTATTGACATCTTGGGGCGGTTGTCCTAAGCTTCGGAAACCTTAACAAAGGAGCGCCCGCGCTATGAGCAACAAAGACGTTTATCAAACCGCTTCGGAAATGGTCGCCAATGGCGAAGTCGAATTTGACTATATTGAAGAAGCACAATGTACCCTTTCAACCCATTGGTTCGGCGAATATGTCGGTCGAACTCATTTCGAAACCATTCTTAAAGATGCAATCGAAGCCCTTCAACGCCTTGACCAAATTAAAAAGCTTTTGTTCTACGGTCGCGGCATTCTTGACAACGACGGCAACATTATTGCCGCGAAGCCTGATTTCGAACATTGCGGCGAATTTGGCGGTTCTGAATTCAAAGAAGTCGTAATTCATGGCATTATTGGCAAGGCTACCGAATCCGGCGAATTGCTTGAACTTTTGGCCGAATGGCTGGAAAGCGAAGGCGAACTTGACGTTGTGAACCTTCGCGAAGAAGTAGGCGACGGCTTTTGGTATGACGCCATTCTTGCGAAGGCTTGCGGATTCACGTTCGGCGAAGCCCAAGTTGTAAACATTGCCAAGCTTCGCGCCCGATTCCCGAACAAGTTTGCGGCGTATGATGCAAACAACCGAAACTTGGACGAAGAACGAAAAATTCTTTCGAAGGGTATTGACAGCGCCGAATAATGGTCGTATATTTGAAACATGCCGTCGGATAACCCGGCGGCAACTCAAACCCAAGGAGCAACCAAAATGTCGAATCGCGATAATAAAATTCTTGCTTGGCAAGAAGCCGTTAAAACCATTGCCGCCGCAAAAGACGCCGAAGCGGCACTTCGTAAAGAAGTATTGAAGGAATGCTTCAACTTCGAAAGCGACGAACGGGAAGGAACCGAAAACGTTGAACTTGGCAACGGTTATAAGCTGAAGGCTGTTTTCAAGCTTAACCGTCGTCTTGACAACAAAGACGAAGGCGTTGACAAGGCACTTACCAAGATTGAAAAAAGCGGCCCCGAAGGTCAATTTGTGGCCGACCGTCTTGTTAAATGGAAACCCGAACTTTCGCTTTCCGAATACAAGAAGCTTCCCGACAAGTTCAAAAAGCTTATTGACGAAGTTTTGACAGCTTCGCCCGGTACGCCGTCGCTTGAACTTGTTGAACCTAAAGCTAAAAAGTAAGGGTCGTGCCCCGGTTGCCCACAAACAGCCGGGGCCGTTTCTGCTATGCTTTATCGTTGCCGTTGTAATAAATGCCGGTCGCGCAAAACGCTTAAAATGCCGCCCGATTGGTATATTCGAAAGCGGTTCATTCAATGCCCGAATAGGTGCGGCGGCGAACTTCGAATTGATAAACATAGAACTTTCGGGAAGTATCAAGTAACGTGTTATTGTTCGAATTGGTGGTTCCCGCATAGGCGAACGAATGAATGCCCGGATAAACGCGACATATACGGCGAACATTTGTCAAGGTATGGGCCAAGCGAAGAACCGGAATATTTGGAAATACCGGCGTTTTTAAGACGAAATGACGATTAGGTGAAATTATGCAAATGAACCAGTTAAAGCCAGCTTCACAACTGGCGCAACAATTCGGGGTTAAGTGCTTGACCTATGGCGGGCCGGGTATGGGTAAAACCCCGCTTATCAAAACCGCGCCCCGGCCCGTGCTTTGCGTTGTCGAACCGGGTATGTTGTCAATGCGCGACGCCACAAACCTTCCGGCTTGGGACGCATACACGCCCGAACGAATCGAAGAATTTTTTACTTGGCTGTTCCAATCGAACGAAGCTAAGAACTTCGATACGGTCGGCATTGATTCAGTTTCGCAACTTGCCGAAATCTTTCTTACGCAAGAATTGAAGCGTAACAAAGACGGTCGGAAGGCTTATGGCGAAATGTCGCGCCGGGTTATGGATTTGGTCAACGGGCTTTATTACTTGCCGAACAAACATATTTATTTGATAGGCAAGCAAGCGACAGCCGACGAAAACGGCGTTTCAACTAAGCGCCCGTATTTTCCGGGGCAAGACTTAAACGTTAAGGTTCCGCACCTTTACGACGAAATTCTTCATATTGGCGAAGCGAACGTTCCCGGCATGGCAAAACCTGTCGTCGCGATTCGCGCGTTACCGACTTTCGGCATTATGGCCCGCGACCGTTCGGGCCGACTTTCTGAATTTGAACCGCCCAACTTGGGCGACTTGTTCCGAAAGTGTATGTCGTAACGGTCTTCGTTCTTCGTACCGTTAAACCGAAGACAAACTTCAACTTTTGCAAAAGGTGAAATTATGGCACAGTTAATCCAACCATTTAACGCACAACAGTTCGACCCGACGCAAGGCGTCGGCGGGCTTCCCATTGGTCGGCACCCGGTCGTTGTTGATTCGTCGGAAGTAAAGGCGAATTCGAAAAATGACGGCGGTTATCTTCAGTTGAATTTGAAGATTATCGACGGGCCGCAAGCTGGAACAACCGGCGCTTACCGGCTGAACCTTTATCATTCCAACCAACAAACCGTTGAAATTGCGCACCGCCAATTTTCCGCCGTTTGTCACGTCGTCGGCGTGTTCAACGTTCAGGATTCCGGGCAATTGCACAATATCCCGTTTATTGTCGAAGTCGGGCCACAAAAGAACGACCCGCAATATACCGAAGTTAAAAAGGTGTTCGACATTAACGGCAACGAACCCGGTAAAGCTGGCCAAGGCAACGCCCCGGCCCAAACCCAAGGCGGCGCGCAAGCTGGCGGCAATTGGGGCGGAAACCAGCAACCCCAAAATAACCAGCCCGCGCAAAACGGCAACGGCCCGGCTTGGGGCGGCGGCAATCAGCCAGCCAACAACCAACCCGCGAACAACCAACCGGCCAATAATGGCGGCGGTGCGGCTTGGGGTGGCAATAACCAGCAACAGCCCCAAAACAACCAACAGCCAGCCAACAACGGCGGCAATTGGCAACAGGGCGGGGCATCCGCTGGCGGCGCTCCTTGGGGTGGTCAACAGTAAGGCCCGCAA